TGCGTAGTCGCTCAGCATTACGGCTATGGCCGATCCGTCTTGCAGTGTCATCAATTCCGCTGCTGCCCGAACCTGGAATTCCCGGCTGTATTCAACAACTGGCGGACCAGCAGCAGCTCCGCCAGGTTCAAAACCCGCCGTCGCGCAGCCGGTCAACCAGCTTGTCGCGATTGCGAGGACGACGAGCCGCCGCCTCCAGCATCCGGCGTAGAGTTTCATTGGCCTTCTTCCTGGTTTCAAGGCGTTCCGCCAGGCGAGCGACGCGCTCGCCGGAGCGGCGGATCGACAGCAGGAACAGAACGATGGCGAGCGCCATTGCACCGTAGCGCAGCGCGGCCTTCATCCATGGGGTGGCGGCGATCCCGCCAAGAATGCTGGCGATCATCTCTGCCCCCAGCGCCAGTCGTCAAGGCGCGCATAGATGGTAAACGCGATGCCCACGAGCGCTATGGCGATGAACACCCAGCGCAGCGAGTCGAGGTATGGCACCAGCTGCAGGACGGCTGATTGGGTTTCGGAAAATACGTTCTGTGCCACCTCCACCCCTGCCGCTCCCAACGTTGCCACGCCTGCAGCTCCGCCACCTTTCATGGTGCGGCTCTGTGCCAGCACCTCCCGCGCGGGCGGCGCTTCCTCGACAAAGGCAGTCGCGCCTACCGGAAAGCGTTCGCCCCATTGGCGGGATGGGCGAAGATCGACATGCATGAAGCCCGAGCGCGGATAGAAGCCGAAGCCCAGGAAGCCGACAGCACGCGCCGCCGCCTCGTCTGCAACAGGGTCGTGGTTTGACATGGCGATGTCGAATGCCGCGCCGTTCATATGCTTGGACCGCGTCGCGCCGCCAACGGCGCGGTTGTGTTCCGGGCTGCGATACGCCGAGCGGACGATCAGCGGCTTGCCCAGCCAGTCGCGGAGCGTCTGCAACATGTCGAGCGCGGGCTCATTCATCATGAGTTTTCCGGTCCCGCGACAGGCGATCTCGGCGGGCGAGAAATCGGGCCAGCGCCACACCGCGTCAGGCACGTTGCGCCAATGGCGGTAGAAGGTCTTCGTCATAGGGTCCTCCAAAATGAAAAACCCGCCGGATGGCGGGCATGTGGGTGAGGTGAATTGGGGTGGGTGTCAGCCGAAGAACTTCAACTTCACGGCAATGCCCGCGATCAGGGCGAGCAGCAGGCTGGTGGTGATCAGACGGACAACGGTCTGCCAGGCGGTGCGGCGCGCCATGCGCAAGCTTTCCAGCAGCGTGCGCAGATCGTGGATGTCGATGGCGGCTTCTGGGCCGTCAAGGCCAACGTCGGCAAGCGCGCGTTTTGCACCCGCTTCGGCAGCGCGCGTCAGCATGGCCTGGAATTCGATTTCGGACATGCGCACGTCGCCCTGATCGGAACGAGGTGCAGTCATGACGAGATAATCCCAACCTCTGTCGGCAGCGCGGCCGTGGTCCAGGGCGTGCTGTCGGCGGGGTTTACGTCCCATGTCGAATAGACCGGCGACGGCATATCGGCAGACGGCATACCGGGAGATGCGTCATAGTCCAAGCCGCCGATCCTCAGGAACCCTGCAATGCCGGTTGGTCCGGCCGTTCCAAGCTGGGCCAACTGTTTTACATGCACACCCGCGATGGTCGATGCACCGGCTGGTCCCGTTGGTCCTGCCAGCGAAAACGACACGCGCTGACCGACAATATCGCTCGCCGCGCGGGTGGTGATGTCGCCGTCCTTCACGGCATCGACCCCGCCTGAGAAGGCATCATAGGTCGCGACCAGATCGGGCTTGCGCCGCGCGAACCGCCGCCCGATGGTCGAGACGCCATCGAGCACTGCGATGTGCGCGTAGTAGCAGGTGGTGTTGGTGTAATAGTCATGCAGACCGTGGTTCTTCCAGATGCATCGGACCGGTTTTCCCTTGCCGCCGGTGTTCGGCGCTGTGGCGCTGCTCTGAAGAACGCCATCGACGTAGAACTCGATGGTGATGTCCGCGCCGACCTGCACGCGCACATCCACCCAATAGGCCTGGCCCGACGCCGCAATGAAAGACGACCCGCCGTCCACATTGGTGTCGCCCATTGAAATCGCGTGGTACTTTTCATCGTCGCGCTCGGTTCGGACACGCGCAATCAGCGCATTCGCATCATCGTAGAATTCGAGAAAGGTGCCGTCGGTACCAATGATATGGCCGCTATTGGCCGGCGATCGATAGCGGAAGCCCAACCAGACGTCCTTGGTCGGAGCTCCCCAGGAGGCCGAGAACGGGACAGAGGCCGTTTCGGTCGTAGTGATCTTGATGCAGTTCACGTCAAGATCGGCATCAAACCCCGCAGCGTCGGTGCTGATGCGACCCTCGACGCCCGCAAGGTCCGTGACCTGGTGTCCGAGATGGAGGATGTGGCTCATGGAATTACCTCGATATAGAGAGCGGCCTCGGCGGCCGTGAGACGGGACTGGTCGCCCCATTCGTTGAAGATGTCGATACCCGGGATCGTGAGGCGCGCGTCGCTGCCAAAGCCGATCCAGAGCTGCGCCTCTGCGATGGTCAGCCGCACGGCCCCACCGCGATCGAGGAAGATCGCGGTCTCGGCGACAGTCAGACGCGCGTCGGCCCCGATCTCGGTCCAGGTTGAGACCTCGGCCACCTTGATGCCATCGGGCATGAAGAGCCGGATCGAGCGGGCCTGCCAGGCTTCGTAGCTGATCGTCCCCGATGAGCGGCGCGCTTGCACCCGGACGTCGAAATGCTTGGTACCCGTCGGCGCGGCGAGGATCGGAACATCCTCCTTGGTCAGCGTGAGGCTGTTGGCTGTACCCACGTCGATCACGGCAGCGGGTGGTTCCAGCGTCGCGTCCGTGTCGGGATCGACCCAGCGGATTTCGACCGAGTAAGTGACTCCAGGCTCTGGCCCGATATCGCCCGCGTAATAGGCATCGAATACGCTGCTGGTCTGGGTGAGCCTGTCTCGATGGGACCAGGCCAGAAGGACCGGCCCGAGATTCAACACGTTCGGGTTAACGACCGACACACCGTTGCCGCGCAGATCACCGGGGGGCAGCGGACGTATGGCGCGGCTGGCCAGTGTCACTTCGTCCTCGGGCGCCTGTGCGAGTGGAAGCGTGCCGAAGCCAGTTTCGGGCAGCATCTTTATTGTCACCGTTTCTCCGGCAGCGAACCCCGCCTCGGACGCATTCGCCAGCTGCTGCCAGCAGATAACCGGTGTGCCTGCGGGATGGGCTTGCGGGACAGTGTCGAGACAGCCGCGCCCGACGGTCAGCGCCGTGGCACTCACCCCGTCGATCCGGACCAGCTCATCGCCGATCGCTGCCAGCGTCCCGATCGCCACGTCCCCGAGTCCGGTCCAGTTCCCGACGGTCATCACGCTCTCGGTCGGATCGTCGCTGACGCCGGATACGAGCAGCGCCGTTGGAACAAACTCTACCGCCTCTTCGAGGATGTGGCCCGCCCCGCTGTCGCTCCAGACCTGTGCCGAGAGCGCATCGGCCGAAGGACGTTCCCCGGCCGCCACGATCGCACTCACGCCAGGATCCTCATCGAGAAACGCGTCTGCCTGCGCGTGCCCCAGCTCCTGGACCAGCAACCAGTATGGCGCTTCCGCCACCAAGCGGCGCGTCAGCGGCTTGGGCGGCAGGATCAGGCTTCCGGGGTCGCCGCTTTCACCGCCGACAAGGGCGGTCTCGCCATTCATCAGCCCATTGCGTTCGATCAAGGTCATGACGCGTTCTTCGTGTTGGGTTCGCCGAAATTGAACAACGCCGGGCGGCCGGATCTTGACCGTTACCTGCGGCTGCCGCTTCCCGTCGGCCCTGAAGAAGATCCGGAAAACCAGTTCCCCCAACTTCCAGGAGCCTCGGAACGCTACCGAAGTATCATTGAAATGCCGGAGCGCCTGACCGCTCAGATCGCGCGACCTCATCGTGCGTGCAACCCGTGGATAGCCAAGGACGTAGTCACTCGCTTCACTTTGCTAATAAGCGCAGGATCAATCGATGACT